TATACTATACTATGTATGTCATATAATGGAAAGTTTCGGCCGAGGCATCCTAAAAAATATAAAGGAGACCCAACTAATATAATATACAGATCACTTTGGGAACGAAAGTTCATGGACTACTGTGATCTAAACGAAAGTGTTAATGAATGGCAATCAGAAGAATTTTGGATTCCATATATCTCACCTAAAGATAAAAGAGTTCATAGATATTTTCCAGACTTCTTTATTAAATATAGAGACAAGAACAATAAATTGAGAGTTATGGTGATTGAAGTTAAACCTAAGAGACAAGTACAAAGACCCAATCAAAATCCCAAAAGAAGGACTAAAGCATGGGCATACTCTGTACAAACATGGGTTATCAATCAAGCAAAGTGGAAAGCAGCAAGAGAGTTTTGTGCTGATCGTAATTATGAATTTAAAATTATGACCGAAGATGATCTAGGAGTCTAATGGCATACTCAGAAAAAAGAAAAGCATTTTTCTACTCACAACTTGATGGTACTAGAAAAAAACTTGAACGTTATACTTTAGATGAGTTGAGAGGAATCAACTTATACTATAAAGAACCTTGGAGTAAAATAAGTAAGCTCAAAAAAGATCAACTCATAACAAATATTCGTGGTCTTAAGGGTTATATTGACAATATAAAACCACAAACTGAAACAGTAGAAGAACTAACAATTGCAGAAAAGATTATTATCAGAGCAGGAGGAAAGGATCAAGATAAAGATTGGTATGCAGATCAATTATTTACTGAACTGAACAACTATGGAGTAGAAGCAGTAAATTCATCAGACGTACCTCCAGGAAAATTATGCTTTTTTAATTACTCTGCTAAATGGCCAGAAAGATACAAATGGTATGATAAAAGACCTCTTGCATATATCCTTGAACAGAAAGGCGATAGAATGCTAGGAGCAAACTTTCACTACTTAAGACCAGCATATGCTAGTAGTCTTGTAAGAAGTGTTCTAAATAAAGATAATATAATATATGGTGCAATGCCACCTAAAACTCTGCATACATATCTACATAGTAATACAGCAGGTGTTTATGTTATTCCCGAAGTGATGCAAGAGTATATTGGAATTACCAACTTAGCAACTTGGAAATTTGTAACTGGTGATGGACTCAATTTTGTTGATGAAGAAACAGTATGGGACTCAGATTCTCAACATAAAAGAAAGGAAATGTAAATGACAAGAGTAAATGCTGGACAAGTAAGATACCAAGACGATAATGATGATACGCAAATACTTGACGTTTTCCATTATAAAGATGGTAGAGTTAGAGCTGTAAGAAGGGGTGGTCTTCCAGGAGTACAAGGTGATATTCTTGTATTTGAAAATGGAAATTTTACAAAACTTCCCAATTCTATGATATATGAATTTTTTGTTGTAGGAGAAGATAAAATATTAACAGACATATCTAAATTAGTTCAATCTTCAATAGATGGTCAAGGTGGAAATAGTAATGGATGGACAAAACCAGCATGGTTAGATGCAGGATTAAAAGGAGAATCATCTAATTCAGTTACTATACCTACAGGTACTTCAGATAATCTAGAAGATTACGGTGCATTTGATACATTTCTTGGTGCAAAAGGAGAAGCAGGAGCAAATCCAAAGTCTGCTCAATATCCAATTGATGCATTATATTATTCAGGTGGAACAGATAACATTGCAGCTGGTGGTAGAACAGGTAAACCTAGAGAAGAAGCACAAGATCACCTAGTAATTTCACAATACAAATATAAAGTACCAAGAGCAAAAGATTTATTTACTCCTGGTTCAAACCTTCTTACAACAGGAATCGAAAGAAATACTGCATTAGATAAATTCCTTGGGTTAGTTAGATTACCCATGCCTAATGACATTACAGATTCAAATAATGTCAAATGGGGTGAAGATGTAATGAATGCAATTGAAGCAGCAGGTATAGCACAATTTGGTGATAAAGCTTCTGCTTGGAAAAAAGGAGGAATTGCTGCAGCTGCATTGTTAGGAGATTTTGCTGGCATAGAAGGTCTTGGTGGTGGATTAGTATTAGGTGATATACTTAAGGGACAAAGTGGTGGTGTAAAAAATCTAACAAAAACATATGGTGCAGAAATTACATCTAGAATACTTGCAATGGCAGGTATAGAAGCATCTGCAGAATCTATTCTAGCAAGAGGAAAAGGAGTCATTCCAAACAGTAATTTAGAACTTCTATTCCAAGCACCAATGCTACGAGAATTTCAATTCAATTATAGAATGAGTCCAAGAAGTAATTCTGAAGCAAGAGTAGTCAATCATATTGTTAGATTCTTTAAACAAGGAATGGCAGCGAAAAAAGTATCTGCTACAAGTGGATCTGGTGCATCATTCTTCTTAGGTACTCCAAACGTATTCAGATTGCAATATAGAACTGCAAACAATGAAGCACCAGAAGGTGTAAATAGAATCAAAACATGTGCATTAACTGGAACATCAGTAAACTATACTCCAGAGGGAGCTTGGGCAGCATATGAAGGTGGTCAACCAGTTTCTATTATGCTCTCTATGAGATTCCAAGAACTAGAACCAATATATGATACTGATTATGCACCATATGATGAAAATGATGATAATATTAGAACAGAAGATGGGAGTGACACAAATAGTAAATGGTCAATTAAGTCAACAGAGGTAGGATACTAATGGCATACTTCGAGGAATTACCAGATATATCATACGTTTCACTTCTACCAAACTCAAGTAGAAACGATGATAGAATCAAGGTAAAAAATATATTCAAAAGAGCGAAGTTAAGATCCGATATGGATCAAGTAGTTACTGCTTTTGAATATTATCAAATATCTGAAAATACCAGACCTGATGTTCTCGCAGAAGAATTATATGGAGATCCAGAATTGGATTGGGTTATTTTAATTACTAATAACATTACCAATGTTAGAGATCAATGGCCTCTAAGTAACAATGATTTGTATACATATTGTCTGGAAAAATATGGATCTGATGCAGGAATTCAATTAACACATCATTGGGAAACTCAAGAAATAAAAGACAAATATAATAGAACTATTCTCACAGGTGGATTAGAGGTTGATGAAAACTTCTCATTCACATATGCAAAGGATGATTATTCCTCTGTTACTGTAAGTCCTGCACAATCAGTATCTAATTATGATTATGAACAAAAACAAAATGAAGAAAAGAGAAGAATTAAAATATTAAAAAGAGAGTACATACCTGTATTCATGACAGACATGAGAAATATGATGAGGTATGGTAGATCGTCACAATATATTGATAGAACATTAAAGGTATCATATAACCCTAAAGAAAACGGAGTATAAAAAAAACCCACCTTTCGGTGGGCTTGTGATTCACATAAAAGTATCAAATTTGGGAAGGCACTCTTTCTAAGTAGAGATCTTTTGTACTCCTCCCAAAATATTAGGAATTAACTAACTTAGCAAAGTAACTTAGAGAATCATCTTCATCTTCAGAATTAGATGATGCAACTACAGGTTCGGGAGTTGCTGTAGGAGTAGGAGTACTAAAGTCTCCACTACGCTCACGTTCCCAGTTTGCTTCCTCTTGAGCAACTTCAGGATCTTGCTTCTTAGGTTGATTCATACCAAGGACATAAACCAAACGCTTCTTCAAATCATCATAAGACTTGAACTTATCTGGTGCAGTAAACTCATTTAAGTCATGCTCCATGCTATAGATCTTCTCTAGTTTAGCATCATCATCAAAGAGAGCACTAGGTGCTTCAAACTCTGACTTATCATAGTTCTGATAACCTTCAACTCTACGGATCTTCATCTTGAAGTTTGCACCACTCCAGAAATCAAATGGATTGATTGCAGTTTCATCTACGAATTCAGGTTTCATTGCTTCCTGAATCTTATCAAAGATCTTCTTGCCATACTTGTACAAGAATACTCTTCCTTCATTCTCAGGATTAGCAGGATCACTAACAACATATATGTTGCTGTAGTATGATAGTCTACGCTTTTGCTTACGTGCTACCTCCTTATTAGCATCAGATCCAGAGTTCCATAATTGTGAATTATGCTCTGATACAGGATCTTTTTGTCCTAGTGTGGTTAAAGAGTTTTCAATAAACCAACCACCTGGTCCTTGGAATGCATGTGTGTATACCCTTGTCCAAGGAAGATCACATCCTTCTGGTTCTGGAAGGAAACGAATGATAGCATATCCATTACCAGACTTGTCAACAGTCGGTTTCCAGATACGATCATCTACGTTACTACCTTTGTCGTTTAGTTTCTCTACCTGCTTGATAAGTTTATCGGTTAGAGAACCTGCTTTAGATTGTTTTTTTAAATTTGCGAATGACATGTGGATTAATTAGGATTAATTAGGATAGAATCATTATACAGTAAAATGAACTAGTTGTCAATCTTGCTGTCTAGTTCACTGATGGTCATATCGAGACGTTCAAAAAATTTGTCCATACCATCGATCTCGTTATAACCAAACATCTTGGCTGCTTCAATTAATTTTTCTTTAATCATCTTCACTTCCTCATCTTCTACTAAACTCATACGGAAGAAAAATAATTTCTGCTTTTCCAAGAATGCTTTTAAGAACTTTAAGTGTTCTTTCTTTTTGTCTGGTGGTAGGTATGGCAATTGAGGCATTTCCATCATTAACCTTTCTTGCATCTGACTCAACTCTACCACAGTCTCTCGTACTACATCTGATCTAAAAAACTCGCTCATTTTAGTCTCTCTATTAGAATCTTCTTAAATTTATCTATATTAATATTTAGGAAAGGCTTATATTTTTTTATCTTCAAACCTACGGTTTCCCACACAGGGTCTGACATCTTTTTATTAAAGTCCTTTGTATAATTCAACATTGCATCTAATATAACCATTGTCTCTATTGAGATATCCTTCTGTAAATATTTCTTTAAAATCTCTGGGTGCGAATACCCCTTCACTGAAAATAAATCTTCAAAATTCTGTTTAGTAATAAACTCAGATTCATTCTCAAACAGATATGTAAGTCCTTGAAATCTTTTTAACCATGAACTATGATAATCATTTCCACTACGAATGATCTCACCAATCCATAACCTTTCGGGATCATCACACTCTATGAAGTTAGCAAGAAAGAATTGTTTAATCTCATCCTCATCTTTCTTGCGAGACATTCTCTCAAAGAAATAACGATCCTTGCGTTTATTAAATGCACTAACTGATGCATTTGTTTTACCACAATATTTAAAGTAATCGTAATTCTTTTTTGTAAAATGATTCTTGAAGGCTAAGTATGTTTTATAGACTTCAATAGGTGTCATTTACAAAGGCAACTTAGCACGAGATGTTTTCTTCATAAAGTTAAGTTGTTGTGCATCACACTTTAACTTTTCCTTTAATGGTTTTGATATAAGTTTAGATACAGATTCCATCTCTATTTTATTCTCTTCACAGAATGTTAAGATAGCATCAATGTAATTAAAGTTATAAGTTTTGACTAGGTTCTCTATCTCCTGTGCAAATTTTGATTGACACAGGAATTTCTCCTTCATCAAATCATCTACTTTATCCTTCATGTGTTCCTGTTTTGTAATCGACAAACTTTTTAATGTATCGGGTAAGAAGTTTAATATAGTTACCCTTGTCTCGTTTTTCATAAACAACGCATTCTCCATTTTCAGCCACCATAATAGTAATCAATTTTTTAACTGGGATACCAGTCATTTCAAAATACATACATGCGTATGCTGTCTCTTGAACATAATAGTTCTCGATCCATTTTTCGGGTTTAATCTTTTTAGAAGTCTTAAAGTCAATGACTGCAAGTTCTCCATCATATTCTGCTATGCAGTCAACTCTACCAGCAAGTCCAAGATAATCGCTATATAGTGACTTCTCTAATGCGTGTATGTTATTTATACGATCAAGATTTGCTTTAGATTGTAAGAATAAAAACTTCGTAGATGGAAGCATACTGCAACCATCAATAGTACCATTCTTGATATAGTATTCTACTACATCATGATATTTGGTTCCACGAAAAGTAGACTCTTTAGTAATCCTATTCGCTTCTTCTTCTCCAACTCTCTTTCTCCAATTAATAAAAACCTCACGGTTATAAAAACTAGTTACAGAAGTAATAGAAGGATACATCTTACCAGAAGGAACCTTATAAAATCTGGTTCCATCTATGGTTTGCGATTCGAGATTAACTTCTTCTCTTAACTCATCAACAAAAGTGAACATTACATATTCAAAGCATTTTTTGCAAGTAGGTAATTGCGTACCAATCCAGAACGAACAATATCATCTAGACCAAATTCAATGGTGGAAAAATCCTGATCCATTGCTGCAATAATTTTAGAGAAATCCAAAATACCATTTCTCTCGTTAGTCTTTGTAAGATCAGACTGTGATGCATCACCACAAAATAAAATCTTACAGTTTTCACCAACTCTTGTTATTATACTATCAAGTTCGTGAAAATTCAAGTTCTGCATTTCATCTACAATGATGATAGCATTATCCATTGTAGTACCTCGAATGAATGAGGTAGACCAAAACCCAACAGTCTCTTGAGTTTTTAATGCACCATAAAGCATTTCAAACTCAGTATCATCAGTCATCTCGAACATGTATTTCACCATGTTCTTATATGGAATCTGATACAAGAAAGACTTATCCTCATGATCTCCTGGTAGGAAACCAATCTCTCTAGTAGAAACTAAAGAGCGAACAATGTATACTTTCTCATAAGGAGTAACTACATCTAGCACTTCCTTCAAAGCAAGATACAATGCTATAAAAGTCTTACCAGTACCAGCAGCACCATAAGCAAAGAGATTCTTACCTTTCTTATACTCATCAAAAAACTTTTCCTGATTCTTTGTTAATGGTTTAATGTCAACCATTACATCAGTGTTTATTGGTTTCTTTCTTTTAAGTTGCTTGGCACTCATACTACCGATTCCACTTAAGGAATCCCCATTCTTTCTTTTTTTAGCTGGCATATCTACCTATCCTATAATGGTTTAACGTTTGCACCAGGCATCTTAGATACCTTATGTAAAACATCATTCCAACCAGGATGTGTTTTCTTCATCTTATCTTGGAAGTCTCCAACCTCTCCTACACCAGCACATCCTGCTGACCAGTCTTTATCCCATTCAGGATTATCTTTTCTCCACTGATCATAGGCTGCCATTGTCATAGACAGTTCTTTCTTCTCTTTAGATTCCTTATGTATTACTGGATAGGTAGGCATAGTTGTTTAACTTTTGTAAAATTATTTAGACCCATTCAAGGGCTTCTGAGACTGCAGGGAACTGTTCAGTAAACACTTTCCTACATGCTTCTGCAATTACCATGTGCTCTTTCTGAGTACCATGTGCAGACCTTAGATTGATGTAATGAATCCAAGAACGACATGAACCAGTCATATAGATTCTGGTAGGTGTAGCAAGTGGTAGTACCATTCTAGCACACTCTTTAGCAACTCCTTGTTCTAACATAGACTCATACAATGCTACAGCAGAATCAAATAATGTTTGTGTCTGTAACTGTAAATTCTGTTTTGTAAATTCATCCAAATCATCAGTAGAGTTCTGACGATTCTTTAAATCTTGTCTTCTAAATTCAGGTAAAGGAATAATACCAAGTGCAGTACTAGCAGCATACCTCTGAGAAAACTCTTGGAATGTAAAAGATCTATGTCTTAGTATCTGTGCAGCAATAGCACGAGTAGTCTCTATCTCAAGAGTCATAGAAGATTGTTCAAAGACACTCCAATGATTATGTTTGATACAGTACTTTAATAGTCCTGCATATTTCTCATTGTCCTGATTTGATGGATTAGATACTCTGGCAACATATGCCATGAGTTGCTCCGCATCAGGAGTAACAGTAATAAGTTTTACAGTCATCAGAGAATTAGTTTTTTTGTAGGTTGTGATATCTTACCAAACATTGAATCATATTGCTCAATAATCCCATCTTGAGGATTACCAATATAAACAATATACTTTTTAGTAATTTCAATTTTATCCTTTTCTAATAAAGGAGACCAAGGTGCAAAAGCAATTTGTCCTTGTTCACGGGAAGGTACAGCAACAATTGGGTCAGTGATTACAATTGAATCACTAGTATCCTCAACAATGTCAGCAATAACATCTTCACCTGACCACATGCGAATTAATTTAACAGTCATAAGTTAATCATCATCCTCGAAAACTTCATCGTAATCTGCTAATCGTGTATTTGCATACTCTTTTACCGTGTATGCATCAACGTCTGAATATATCTCAGACTTTAAAGAGTCAACTGCTAATTCTACATTGCGAATTAAAAGTTTTAATTTTCCCTTATCCATGAGATTTTTTCATTTTATTTATTATAGCACATACTTATAATTATTTCAATGGTCCATCTCCATGATACCATTTAACCAAAGAATATCTCACACCTTTAGTAACTTTAGTTATTTCATGGTAGACTCTACTATCAAAAACAATAACACTTCCTTTACCTCTAGAAAGTTTATCACTAATAGAACCATTATAAAGTAGAAGATCACCTCCCTCATAATCATTTTCATCTGAAAGTTGAACCGTTAAACTCAACTTTCTTGTTAAATGATTATTTTTCCCAAAATCTTTATGCTGTTTATAATATTCACCTTTTGAATACTTAGAAATTTGTGCTAATTCTTTATCCTCATCTGATAAATCATAATGAAAATTTGCAAAATTAGCATATCTTATATAACCACAGAGTAATGCATTTATCCAATTATCATTAATAAATTGTATGTTTACATTCCTTGCAAGTATTTTATTATCATTCGCTGTCGTACCCTTTTCATATGAATTATGATCTATATTATTAATAATATAATCACACACCTCATTAGGAATTTCTCCTTTCTTCCACTGCCAACAAGAATTCCATTCCATATTTTTTTTATTATTATAGCACAAAAAAAGGAGGGAAACAACCCTCCTAAAACGTATATGTAAGCGTTTAATTAAGCAGCAGTGAGTTCTTTTTCAAACTTGATTCCACGGTAGGTTTCTTGAACCTTCTGTGACTTTACTTGCTTTCGCTCGTTGGTGTCATACTGAACACCACGGTATGTGACTAATGCCATTGGTTTACTCCTGAAGTAGTTGGGATTTTACTCCGTTCCTTCAGTCGGCTTTTGCGTCCCAACAACCAGGTTCAGTGTTTGCTTTGATAACTTCTGTTAGTTCTTCTTGAGCATCCTTTGAGAGATAACTGTTAGTTACAGCATTCTCCAATAGATGATCAGCACCTTGACAGGTTAGAACTAAAGTACCAAAACTAGCAATGAGTAGGTTCATGAGATGAACGATTCCGTTCCGAGTCGGCTTACTTGCGACCTGAATGTATCAGGTTGAACGATTGTGTTAATTATAACACATTTCAACTATTTAGTCAAGTTCTTTTGTATTCTCTGATACAAATTTATCTCTTTGTTCTTTTACGAACTCATCTTGGTATTCTTTCATCAAACTACTTACAACTTTTTCTGTACCGTCCATCTCTTTAATCTGATAAAGATTAGATTTCATATACTTTCTAAGTTTCTTGTACTGTTTTTTTATTGGACGCAATTCATCCAAATCAATATCAATATTTAAGTCTTTTCCCTTTGTCATTTTCTGAACCTCTTTGAATAAGTCATTTCATCTACAAAATCTTTAAAGTAACTCATAAGAATCTTAATTAAAGGTGTTGCTGCATTACCTTGAATCTCTTCAAACATATACATGTTTAATCTAAAAGCAAAATTTGCCTCAGTAATGATAGCATTCATAGTTGATTGATCTATAGGAAGATTATCAAGAATACTTCTATACGATTCTTTAAATTCTTTCTTATCTTCTATTTCAGGGAAGTCATAAAACTCAAGTCCAACATCTCTAAGGTTTAATGCTTTCTGAGCAATGCCCTTAAGTATCTGTCCACCAGATAAGTCACCCATATATCGAGTATAGTGATGAGCAATCAATAATTCTGGAGTCTTATTAGCAACCTCATGAATACGATTGACATACCTCTGTGCCTGTTCAGTTGGACGTATGGTATCTTGCCATTTATATCCATAGAAATACTTACAATCATTCACAAGAGCATCATGTCTTGCAAGACCATCAAGTGCAAGCCTACCAACATATTCATGATCCTTATGGAGATTCATTTCACTCTCCAATGCCTGATATATGAAATAAAAATTAGCAACAAGTTGACGATAACTTATCTCATCAACTACACCCCTAAGAAAGGAAGAAACAAAACTAGTATTCTCAGCCATTGTATGAGACTTCTTAGTTCCTTCCTTTAATTGTTTTGCAAAATTAACTTCTACCATTATTCTTCATCCTTCCTTTCTTCTCTCTTTCTCTTTTTTCTTTCTGGTTTTTTTGGTTTTATAGGTTGTTCTACATTATAAGTTCTAGGACTCACTATACCTTTAGTCCAAGCAATACCCTGAACATTTTTATATGTATCATAATAATGATCAAACAATTCAAGTTGTGTAGCTGCTCTAGTTACATCATACTTAATTTCATCTTCGACCTTATATGATACTAAGAAAGAATCAGAAGGCAATTTCTTATTCTCTGCCTTATCTCTTTCGCATTTTTCATGGAGAACTATAACCGTCATGATCTATTTCCCCATTGAATATCAGGGTATGCTTTTTCAACATGCTCTCTATTGATCTTATACTTATCTGTTAATTTCTTATCCTTTACAAGGCATAAGATTTCAGCATCTAATGGATGAAGACCAGTAAGAATATTGATGAACATAGTCTCTCTACGAAGACCATTCAAACTATCATTACCACCCTTAATGAAATTATATAACTTAGTCCACTCTCTACGAAGAGTAGTGTGTCCTTCATTCACATGAGTAGTTTGATTGTGTGATAGTGTATTAACTTGTTGACCAATCCTAGTACTTAATGTTCCAGTATTATTCTGCTCATCCTTCATACTAGAATAAGGAACTTCTCCTGGAGGAAGTAAACTAATCACACTCGGATCAAAGTTCCATATAAACAATGCCTTAAATGAGTCATGTTCAAACTTCTTCAGTGCTTCCACTTTCTTAGCAGCACTTCTCTGCTTAGATACAATGTCAAATACTTCAAAAGTAAATGGATTGGGTGGAAGATCTGGTATTGGAGTTGACGCTCTCTTAACTGTCGTCTTCCTCGGTTTCTTCTGCGTTGTCATAATTTTCAAACCTCACGGCTACAATTTCATCAGGAATTAAATTTCCATTTGCATCTAACATTTCAGGATGCGTATACACATATTGCGGTGTAGTCTCATATGAATGCTGTTTCGCCATCCATCCTATCATACCACCCACTAAAAGTGCAAGTAACGACACTACTGTCGTAAGTGTTAGGGTAATCACTAACGTTTCTGACATGGCACATCTCCAGTAATTGTTTTCTTTTTGTTGATGCTTAAAGAAAACTCAAAAGTAAAATGGAACTCCCTCTTAAGAAGTGAGACCATATTTTCAAACCTTATACCTAAAGGCTTCTTTTGAGGTTTCGGTCTTCCTCCTCCTGCTAGTATTAATTCTACGCCTCTATTTATAGGTATATCAGAGGATTGATTTTTCTTGGAGATATCTGATTGAGTCACTGCATCCTCCCAATTTTTTTCCATTTAATACAATTTGAGGAAACGTAGTTCCTTCTCCGAACTCTCCATAGAAACTAGG